GAGATGGCAATGTCTGCACTACTGCTATCTCCTATCGCACGAAACTCTAGGTCTGTTTTTTCATCAAAACGAAGGGGCACACTGTACACCTGTGTATGTGCACTTTCCGCCTTAACAAACTTATCTTTTATTTGAAACATTTCCCCATAAGGTCGTGCTACAAAGTGAACTAAAGCATATTTGTTATTTTGAGTGGTAGCGACAGTCACATCTGTTTGTAGAAGATAAGCGGTGTACCCAGCAGGGACAGTCCACAACGCCATCAACGTTTGACCGTCTCCTATACCTATAGTGGCGTACTTGGCCGCAGGAACTCCAGCAGTGACTGTTCCGGTGCCTAAATAAATAACTCCCGCATTTTGCTCAAGATCTCCGGCACTACGGACAACCATCCGATTCGCTCGAAGATAAGAATTTACGGTGGTTACAGGAGTTTGACCGTCAAGGAAAAGAGTCTCAGATATTTCATTGTAATCTGCGTCTAAACCAAAAATCTCAACTGTTCGGGCACCGTCACCCTCGTTTCCTGTGTCATCTTCGGATGAACTAGAAAGGGTCATTTGGGTAGCTGATGGTGGGTAGACGTATAAGCCGCCTTGCTCCCAAACAGTCTCAAGAGCGGCATCTACATCTGGATTAAATCCGAATTTAAAAATAGATTTGTGGCCAGGGATTTGACCCCTAGCCACTTGAAGCTCAAACGGCTCAGTTGTGCCGACTTGCGATATCGAGCGGAGATCGTAAATCGGCATCAGATCACCATTAGCCAAAAAAGCCAGTTATGGAGTCAATGTTAGTCAACGTAACATGACACTCATCACTGAAGATTATCCCGTGATCAGGGATAGTTATTTGATTATCATCTGAGGTATGAAACACCATAGACAATAAAGTTTCCCCGCCGCTTCCGTTTTTAAAAACGACTGCTGGAGACCCGCTGGTAGCAGTTTTGACGTAAAAAGATTTAAGTCTATTTCTTCCGCCAAGCAAAGTCCCCGTGGCTGTAGCAGTTTTAGCAGTAATTGCACTAGCCATGAGTTAATCCTCTTTTTCCTTAGCCTTCGGCTTATTAGAAGCCGCCTTTTTAGGGGCGGCCTTCTTTTTAGCCGGGGCTTTAGCTTGCATGTTTAGCTTGCCCATGACTTACCTCTTACGATACTGCCGCAGAGAATGGAGTAGCTTCTGTGCCTGTTGCCGCACCGCGGACAACCACTGAGAAAACACCTGACGCAACGTCTTGAATTTCAACTTGGCCACCCAAGATACCTCCGGTAGTAGAGCCGTCTAAAGTAATAGTGTCTGAAGCCGCCACTGTTTCAAAGATCGAAGCAGTCGCACCGCCATCGTTGGCCACGATAGCTACACCAGCCATTGTGTCGTCCGCGCTCGCAACCTGAATGATGTAATCGTTTGAAGTAACTGTAGTTTTTACAAAAAACTTGTAAATGTTACCTGTGCCTGAAGCGGCAGGAAGTGTAACAGTTGCTCCAGAAGCCACGTCTAACAGCATTGTACGACCAGCGTGTGAAGCTGAAGTTAGCGTAACGTCTGCTGTAACTGATACGAGAGAGCCTGATCCTGAGATGAAACCATTGGTCGCAGTAACTGGACCAGAGAAAGTAGTCGATGCCATGTGAGATACCTCTTGCACAAGGTTTCGCTTGTTAGTCTGTGCAACGTCAGGGGGAATATCCTGTCCAACAAGCTACTGTGATTCCCAGCCTTGAGTATACCCATAAAAAAAGGGAGTGCATAGCACTCCCAATATAGGGGTTACTCGATGAGTCAAGAGGGAATCTCGACTCCTTCATAAGACCACAATAAAAAAGGGGGCGCAAGGCCCCCTCTTATTTGTAGCTTAAAAGCTACTTATGCACCCTGCGACCCGAATACAGCGCGTGGATCCGAGAATCCGAAGCTGTAACGCTCACGCGCCTTGAAGCGCATGTTGCCTGTGTCGAAGTCTGCTTCCATGTTAGTTGAAAGCGGAGTGCGCTCGAAGTGGACAAAACCACGAGGAGCATCAGTCAGTACGAAGAACGCATCTGGGTCTGTCAAGAAGTCGTTGACAGCGTAGCCTTCAGGCAACATACCCATTGAACGTAGCGCGTTGACGTCGTTGTCTGCTGTACCTACGCGGAGGTTAGATACCATCAGACGCTCTGCCACGAACTGAAGCTGACGTGGAATGATCAACTTAGTACCGCGAAGTGCTACTTTCAAACCACGCTCATCAACGAAGCCTGCAACGTTGATCAAAGCATCTTCGAGAGACGTTTCGTTCAAGTCAGCCTGAGTTGTGAATGTGTTTGCAAGTGTGCCACCAGAAGTCAGTGGGTGCGCTGTAGAACAAAGTGCTACACCGTCTCCACCAGCGTTTGCGCCAGCCGAGAATGCGTTGTTAAGAACATCCGCCGCCTTGACTTGCTTGGTGTGAGCCATTGAACGAGCAAGAGCACGAGTGTAACGAGATGACAGACGATCATACAGATTGTCTTCAACCGCTTCTTCAGTGATCGAGAATGCAAGTGCAATAGTCTCGTGGTTGTAACGCGCTGTGTAAGCTTCTTGTGCATCATCAAAGCTGACGTTTGAGCCTTCGCTCTTAGTCGGTGCTGCACCAAAGCCAGACAACATTACTTCTTCTTCAAACGCACGGTCAGAAGATTCAGTAGTGAAGATCTCAGCGTGTTGGTTTTCATAACGTGAGTACTCCATGCCGAAGAGGGCATTGAGTCCCGGTTCTAACTCTTTAGCGAGTTGAGCGCGAGAAATAGCCATTGGTTATGCCCCCTTATACGCCAGTTGTACTTACAGTGCCCTGAACGATAGAACCGTTCGGCGCATTGAAGTGGTTGTTGATACGAACGATCAGCGGAATACCAGCGGCTGTGAAGTCGTTGTTTTCCGGATCATCTTGCACACCAACGATACGAAGCGCGTGAGCGGCTGTCGCGGCGATAGTGTTCAAATCTGCTGATGCAGATGAAAGACCAGTTGTATCGTCACCTGAGTTACCGTTAGCAAGCTGAATGTTTGAGAAGACCGCGGCACGGACTTCTGCTTCAGTGTTTGCCGCCGCAACTACGTTAGATGTAGCGATTGTGAACAACTGATTAGGGTTGTCATAGACAAAGGCTTTGACCGGATAGTTAGAATCCGCGCCAGAACCTGGCCAGTAGTTAGAGAAAACAACTTCACCAGTTGTCGAGCTAACGTACTCACATCCGTTAAACACACCCAAGATAGACACAGTACCACCCGCCGCGGCTTGCAGATCGTCAATGACGCCCGCCGCTAGAGGGATGACTGCCATGCCCTTGTAAATCTTGTTTGTGTTTGTCGAAGCGATACGATACTCGGTCAAACCAGTGGAGTTAGGAGCTGAACCCAGCATCCCATACGGACGAAGTCCGAAAGTTCCATTTAAATTTGCCATGAGTTTTTACCTCGTAAAATTACTCCGAGTCGCTCTTGCGACCACCAAAACTAACCCGACTTTGTCGGTTTGCCGACATCGGCATAGAAGGATGTTGTTCCTTCATCATGTCTTGATCAACAGCAGTCATTTGTTCGCGGGTCCGGTTCCCGTAATACGCGGCTCTTTCTTGCGCTGTTTCCTCGGGAATACGGCAAAGCATCAATCCGCCTTGTCCAATTACTCCCGCATGTTTGCCCTCATCAATGACTGGGTACTCGTACTCCGGATACTCTTCTGCTCGGACTGGTTCCCATCCTTCGCGTAAACGCGAGTGGACGTTCATGGTGTCCTCGTCATTACGAATCGATGTCCGAATCCAACGATGTACATAGCCCTCTGGGGCAGGTGGTGCTTCCAACCTACTAGGTGGTGCCCACGGTTTTCTGCGCTCTTCAGTTGAGCGATTCTTTACTGCGCGTGGTGTGCGTGTACTTGTGTCAGCCATGTTTATCTCCCTAGTCCTTAACGTATTTCGCATATTCTTCTAGCGGAACACCAAGCTTGTTGGCGATGGCCACTTGAGATGGACTAAGCTTGACTTTCCTGCGCCCTGATTGTCTTTTACGGGAAGCTGAAGTGTCAGCAGATGCGACCTGTCCACTTCTCCCATTTGTTTGACTAGCAAATTTATGCGGAAATTCCGAACGAATTTGCTTGTCGATCTCATCATAATACTCATCAGAAGTTGGGTCAAACCCTTCCTCTTCCACAAGTTTACGGTGAATTCCAAATGCGGCGTAGGTCATGACTTCATCCTGACCAAACCACTCGTTCTTTGACGCCCACTCTTGTGCCCTTGGGTCAGGCTCAGGTGAGGCTTGTTGTGTAGGCTGTTGAACGGTCTGCTGTGTAGGCTGGGCTGGCTCCTGTTCAGGTTCTGCAACTTGAACACGCTCCTGCTTTTGCTTGGCGAGTCTATACCGCTCTTCTTCAATCGAGATTCGCGACAACGCTTGTTGCGCCTCGATCATCTTGTCAACGTCACCTCGGTCATGAGCATCTTTGTACGCCTGCTTGGCGAGGTTTAACTCGTTTTCGAGACGAATCCCGTACTCTGACAAGTGTGCCTGTTGAGTTGACCCGATCTGAGACCTTAGTTGCTCGTTCTCCTCACGCAGTTTCTGCGCTAAACGAGCGGCTTCTTCTTTATCGCGCTCTTCCTGACGGTACTTTTCTGTCAGCTTTTTAATCCGCTTCTGAACGTTCTTGCTGTAGTTCTCAAGTTCGTCAGGAGATTCTTCCTGTTTAGCTTCTACAGGGGCTTCGGCTTCTGCCGACTCAGTGGCCTCTTCCGTTTCGGGAGCTTCACCGAGATCGACTTCTACGCTTTCGTCCTGTACTTCTTGTTTTAAATCTTCTTCAGACATTCATCACATCCTCTGGTTCTAATATGGTAGCAATCACCTCGTCATCGTTGATGATTCGGATTTCTCCGCCATCAATTTTGAAACGAGACCCGGCATAGCGGCCAATACAAACCCACTGACCTTCTTCAACCCACGGCATACACTCATCCCCAAACTTGGCGGGGTCTTTGTACGCTAGTGGGCCAACCTTCAAGACATAGGCAACAACCGTAGCCAACTGCTCACGCTCTCGAATTTGGTCTGGTATATAAATTCCGCCGTCAGTTGTAGCTTTACCTTGATACGGCATAACAAGTAGCCGCCAACCAGTTGGTTGCGGTAAACGCTCTTTTAGAGACTTATCAATTAAGGATGGATCTAGGACTCGCTTGGACTCTTCAACGTAAGCGTCTTCGAGTGAAGGCTTGTCCTGTTCTTTCTTTTGTTCCGGTGCCTGCTCTTTAGCGGCTTCAGCGGCTAAATCAGCGGCGACGTGCTCCGGCACTAGCAAGGAGGTCTTCGACATCGTCTTCTGTGTTCTCCAGCAGGGTTTTTACTTCGTCGATGGCAAAGGTGATACCCTGTAATTCCCCTACCATACTGCGGTACTGCTCAAAGTTTTGAGCGGCACCGTTTGCCAATTG